GCGCGACTGGCAAGAACGACCGAGGCATCTACGACGACGCCATCATCCTTGTTTCGCCCAATGTCCACGCCGCCTTCAACGCCAACGTCGATCCGGCCCGCAGCGGAAAGAATCCCAAGGTCGGCAAAGGCTACGCATCCCTCAAGTCAGGTGTCTACCGATACCGACTGGGCAAGCACGGCATTCGGAGCGGCAACCCTTACAAGGCTTTGGTGCAAGGCGATGCAGTCACCGTCCAGCGCGACGGCGGCAAGGAGGAGACCGGCTTCTTCGGCATCAATATCCATCGCGGCGGAATCACCCGCACCAACAGCGAAGGCTGCCAAACCCTGCCGCCCGCGCAATGGCCCGCCTTCATTGCGCTCGTCGAGTCCGAGATGAAACGCAACAACGCCAAAACCGTCAGCTACGTCCTGACCAGCCGGAAGGACGCTGCCTAATGGCATTAGAAAGTCCAGTCCAACGCGATGGCGACGCCGGATTCCTCGGCTTTGCCTCGCGTCTCAACCCTCTCACGCTTCCGGCGGGCATGCTGCAAGACAGCGTGAACATGCGCTTGGATCGCGGAGTCGCACAGACCCGCAAAGGCAGCAAACGCCTCACCGACACCATCGGCACGACCGGCGCCCCGCTGACATTGGATTTCACGCTCGGCACCGACAAGGCCGTCACCTCAATCACCCGCGCCTCAACCACGGCCACAGTCACGGCGACCGCCCACGGCTTCACCACAGGCGACCAGATCAACATTCGCGGCGCCGATCAGACCGACTACAACGGCGACTTCATCGTCACTGTGACGGACGCCAATACTTTCACCTACACCGTCAGCGGCAGTCCCGCGACACCGGCCACCGGAACCATTATCGCCAACAACGGCCCCGAAGTGCGCGACAGCTACGAGGGCGGACTCTACGCGGCCGGTGTCTTCGCCTCGCAAAACTACGACAACGCGAACGAATACATTGTCCTCGCCGGATCGGATAGCGCCACGCTTTACCGGCAGGGACAATCTCCGGTGGTCAAGACTTACCCGACCAGTCCCGCAGAAAAGATCGAAGGCACAGACACCGTCAGCGTTGTCCAAGCCTTTGACCGTCTCTACATCCTCCGCGAAGCCGACCGCGCCGTCACCGGCTGGGAGCAAAAGCTCACGACCGCTTCCGGCATAACGGTCAGCACCACCACGGCCACCATTAACGTCACCGCCCACGGCTACCCCGAAGGCGCCCGCGTCCGCATCGAAGGCAGCACAACGCCCGCGTTCGACGGCCACGAATACGACGTTACAGGTGTCGCTACAGACTCTTTCACGATTACCGTTCCAAGCGGCACTGCAACCCACGCTGCCGCAGGCATCAAGGTTCGCCGCGTGAAGCCCCCAATCTATTGGGACGGCGGCGCTGGCAACTTCGTCCGCGCCACCGCAGGTGTGCCAAGCGAAGGCGTCACCTACACCCGCATGCCGAGTGTCGGCTGGGCGAGTTACCATAACAATCGGCTATGGATCGCCAAGACCCGCGACACGGTGGGCATCAGCGACGTTTTGGACTCCGACTTATACGACCCATTTTGGAACAGCTTCCGCGCAGGAGCGGGCGGCGACGACCGCATTGTTGCAGTGCATCCATGGATTGAGGGGCAAGCACTCGTCTTCTGTAGGAAGTCCATCTGGCTCGCCACGCTCGGCCAAGTGTCGTCCACAGACGGCAGCGACTTCTCGGTAAACACTCCGGTGTCGTCTCTCACGATGCTCACCAACGAAATCGGATGCAGCGCCCGCAACGCGATTGTAACCGCAGGCTCGTTCGTCTTCTTCCTTAGTGATGCGGGAATCTACCGCCTCGACAGCAGGCTCGACCTTAAACTTCGTGGCGACACCAAGCCCCTCTCCGAACCAATCGCCGACCTGTTTAGCCAAGTGGTGCAGTCCCGCGTGGAGAAGTCCGCGTTCGGGGTATGGCATGCCAACCGCTACCTCATTGCGCTCCCGACCAGCACAGAACCGCTTGACGGCAACCAGCTCGTCATTGCGTGGAATGCCCTGACAGACACATGGGAATACCGCGACACTTATCCGTCCAGCGCCTCGGTCAACCAGATCCTCGTTGCCACCCACAGCAACAACCGTCGCGTCTTCAGTATCCCGCGCGCGGGCAACCTTTACCTTTTGGAAGAAGTCACCGCCGCCACCGACGACAATGCTGTCAACGGCGGCACCAGCCCAGTGGTCGGCAGCATCAAGACCCGCCGCTACGACTTCGGCGACATGCACAGCAAGCGGTTCCTCCGCGCCATCGCCGATGTCGTTATTCCGGCTGGCGCCAGCGTCACGACCAAGATCAGCACGATCAATCCTGACACGGAAGCAACGGTGGGCACGCTGACCAATAGCGCAACCAGTGCCGAGGACTACAACATGAAGACGCCGGTGCGCTACAAGGCGCATAGCGCTGAAGTGATTTACGAAACATCCGGTGGGCGGCCGGAAATCAGATCCGCCAGCATTGAGGCCAGCCCCAAGAGCCAGCCTCCGACCGAAACCAGAAACGCAGCTTAACCTATGGCATCATTCGACTACACATTCACGTCCGGCGACACCGTCACACCGACCAAACTCAACGCGGCTCGCAACGTCAAGGACATCGTCAACGCTGACATCAAGAGCGATGCGGCGATTGCTGGAACGAAGGTTGATCCCAACTTTGGAACGCAGGCGCTTACTGCCGGTGCGGGCAGCGTTATCACTGGCAATACCTCAACGGATGCGCTGCGCATTACGCAGGAGGGCAGTGGGAATGCGCTGGTTGTCGAGGATTCGGCGAATCCTGATGCTACGCCGTTAGTGATTAATAGTGCGGGGCAGATTATTTCTGGAGCCACAACTGCATTTAATGCTAACGCCGGACTTCAACTAACGGCGGACTCATCTACGGCCCCGAATAGTGCGATTGTTCTTCGCAGGTGCACAGACGATAGCGGAACAACCTCGCTAAACTTTTTGAAGACAAGAGGAACGTCATCTGCATTAAGTGCGGCCCAATCGAACGATGCCGTTGGGACTGTTGCATTTGCAACTTACGACGGAACAAACAATGGAGCGTGTGCAAACATTATTGCCGAGGTTGACGGATCTGTGTCTACAGGCGCAACACCGGGGCGCTTGCGCATTTCCACAACTGCTGCCGGATCAAACGTGGTGACCGAACGCATGCGCATCACCAGCGCAGGCAACGTCGGCATCAACACAACGTCACCCACCGCAAGGCTTACAGTCGCCCACAACGACACGACGGACGCCGTGCGCATCACGCAGGAGGGTAGCGGGAATGCGCTGGTAGTTGAAGATTCGGCGAACCCTGATTCGACACCCTTGGTGGTCAATAGTTCTGGTCAGATTATTTCTGGCGCGACAACTGCCTTTAACGCTGCCGCAGGTTTTCAAATCACGTCCGATTCAGCATCTGCTCCAAACAGCAATATTGCCGTCCGTCGAAACCAAGATTCATCTGCTGACGCTGGTTCCTTAATTATGCTCAAAGCGAGAGGAGCGCTCGCTTCTCCGACGATAGTTCAAAGCGGGGATTCGCTCGGACAAGTTATTTTTCGCGGATATGAAGGCGTTGCCGTCAATGGGATTACGGCGGCGCGTATCAATGGCGCGTGCGACGGAACTCCAAGCACAAACGACATGCCCGGACGATTGGAATTTTCAACAACGGCTGATGGCTCAAGCGAAGTTACAGAACGCATGCGCATCACTAGCGCGGGCAATATCGGTATCAACACCACCAGCCCCACCGAACGCCTCGATGTCAACGGCACCGTCAAAGCCACAGCGTTCAGCGGGCCGCTCACCGGCAACGTCACTGGCAACGTCACAGGAAACCTGACTGGAACTGCCAGCGCCATTGCGGATTCAGCCGTGACAAATGACAAGGTCGCCGCAGGAGCCGGTATCGTTGACACAAAATTGGCCACGATTGCCACTCCCCTAAAGGTTTCTAACTCCGCAACCACCGCTACAAACTTGAATACGGCTAGTGCTATTGTGGCGCGTGATGCTAGCGGAAACTTCTCGGCTGGAACGATCACGGCGAGCCTTTCGGGCAATGTCACCGGCAACCTCACCGGCACCGCCAGCGCCATCGCGGACGGCAGCGTCAGCACGGCGAAGATTGTGGATGGCAACGTGACTTTAGCCAAGCTCGTCACCGCCGTGCAGCAGGCACTTGTTCCGGCGGGCGCCGTGCAGGCGTTCGCCATGAACAGCGCGCCAACCGGCTGGCTGGCGGCAGACGGCAGCAACGTCGACCGCACGACCTATGCCGCGCTTTTTGCCGCCATCAGCACGACCTACGGCGTGGGCGACGGCAGCACAACTTTTGCCCTGCCCGATCTGCGCGGCATCTTCGTGCGCGGCAGCGGTTCGCAAACAATTAGCGGGACGACTTACAATAAAACATTTGGCGCAAAAGAAGGCGATGCTATTCGCAATATCACCGGCACCCACACAGACACCAATAGCAATCCTGACAATTTTACGGGAGCATTCAAATCCGCCGGAACGCAAAGTCAATTTTTAGGATCAAACAGCAATTTTGCTACTGGGCAAATAGTTGGCTTTGACGCATCAAACGTCGTCCCAACGGCGAACGAAAATAGGCCCGCGAACATTGCGCTGCTCTATTGCATCAAGTTCTAACCGATGACCCCATGGCAAAAAGCAAAACACTGGTGGGACGAGCACTCAACGCAAGACTTCTGGGAGCTTGTCGGCGAGCATCTAAGCAGCGGCTTAGTCCACGCCACACCGGAAGTGTTTCTGCTGGCCTCGGAGTTGCGGTGGAGCGCGGAGGAGAAGTGCTTTGAAAGCGGCGAGCCTAACTGTTGGTTCGTCACTCTGGCTGCTTCTACTGGCCGCGCAAACCCTGTGCGGGAGTTTATGCGCGTTGCGACACGCCCGCAGCAATACGCGGCATGGTGCCGCAGGGGCAGCTTTGAGCCGCGAGTCTACAATTGGGACAAACTAATTAGCAAAACAGGAGGATAATACTATGGGAGGAAGATCATCATCACCAGCGCCGCAACCAGTGCCCGCCGCACCGGCGCCGATTGACTACGATGCAATGGCCAATGCGAGCATTCGCGTGGCCCGCGCCCAAAGCGCCGAGGAAGAAGCGGCGATCAAGCGCTTGTATCCCGAATACATCCGCATGCAGTTTGGCACAGCGGACCAGCTCTCGCGCAACCTCGACAACCAATATTCTCAGTTCGCCCGCCAGACCATCCTCGATGAGATGGGCCGCGACATGGGGCCGAGCGCTCTGGAAAGCCAGATGCGCGCCCTTGGCGCCAGCGCCATGTCTTACCGGCCAGATCAAATCTCCGCGCCGACCAACATCCGCAACGTGCGCGCCAATCTGGCCAACGCCGCGCAGATGGGTCCGGTGCGGGACGTTCGCGGAGTCAATGCCCAGCGCGTTGGCGATGTGCGCAGCCGAGACGTTGCGGCAGCACAGATGGGCGGTGTGGCCAATATCAACGCCGTCAATGCACGCCGCGTGGCCGACATAAATGCGCAAGACGTTCAAGCGGGCGCTCTTGGCGGATCACTCATGCAGCAGGCCATCGAAAGGTCGCAGAGTGGCGGCCGCTTGTCAGCCGAAGCATCGCGTGACGCAGTGCAGTCGGCCCGAGCCGGTATGGCTGCTCGCGGCATGGCGACTGGAAGCGCTGGTCTCGCTGCCGAGCTGCTGAACCGCGACCGCTACGCCCGCGCCAGACAAACAGAGGACAATGCCTTTGCCAGCGCTGTGCAGGGGCAAGACTTGCAGCGTCAGTTCAGCAACCAAGAGGCGGCTATGCGTGCGGCGATGGCCAACCAACAGATGTCAGGGCAAATGTCCCTCGCCGACCAAGCGGCAGCGATGGACGCACAGCGACTGAATCAAGCAGCCGGGCTTACCGTTGGCCAGACCAACGCGCAGCTTCAGCAGCAGGCCGGACTGGCCAACCAAGACGCATTCATGCGCGCAGGACTGGCCAACCAAGCCCTCGCCGGTCAGATGTCCCTCGCGGATCAGGCAGCGATGATGGACGCACAGCGCCTCAACCAAGCGAGCGACCTGACGCGCGGCCAGACAGACGCCCAGTTCGCCCAGCAGACCGCCCTCGCCAACCAAGCGGCACGCATGGACGCACAGCGCCTCAACCAAGTGCGCGACACGACGCTCGGTCAGTTCTTGCTCAACGCCCAGATGGCGAACCAAGAGGCGAACATGAATGCGGTGAACAACAACCGTGGATTCCTGTCGAGTGTCGCACAGCAGGCGCTGGCCAATGACCAGATGCGCTCGCAGCGGCGCCTTGGTCTCGGCACGCTCTATGGCGATATGGACCCTTACCGGCAGGCGCTGGGACCGGCGTTCCAGCTCGGAATGGGAACACTGGGGAATACGACGCAGCAAGTCGGGAACATCTTTGGCAATTCAATGCGCATGGGCGCTGGTGTCGAGACCTTCAACACGAACATGGCCGCGAGCAACCGCAACGCCATCCTCAACAACAATGCCGCCATGCAGGCCGCAGCGATGCAGGCCGGTGCCTCGCAGAACGCGGGCATGATGGGGATGTTTGGTGGGATCGGCGGCGGCATCGCTTCCGGTGCTGGCATGGCTATCGCGGGCGCCTCTTTCTAATGACCTACGAAGACAAAGTCTCCTACGCCCACCGGCTCATTGAGCAGTCGCTCGCTGAGTTTGGCAATCCGTGCATCGCCTGCTCTTTCGGCAAGGATAGCATGGTGGTGCTGGACTTGGTGCGGCGGCATCGGGACGACCTGCCGGTGGTGTTTCACCGCGAGCCGT